AACCAGCGCAATCTCCGCCGCAGCAGCCAGCGACGGGAGTTAGCCGGCTCTATGTCGGCCCGGCAGCGAAGAACACGCAGGCGTCAGAGGCGGGCGAGTCTTGGAATCCGGAGACGGGAAATAACGATACCTCAAGACTAGACCGATCGGCGGCGCCGACCTCTGCTCAAGACAAGCCCGCCCTTGATTGGTCGCACTTTAATCAGCCGTTCGGCGAGCTGAAGCCGGCGACCTTCACGCCCACGCAGCAGATCGGGTATCAGGCCGCCGATGGGCTGATCGCCGCTGGTATGCAGCCGTATTATGCGAATGATCTGACGAAGCGTATCGGCGCTTTGCTTGGTTTGACCCCGCTTGGCGTTGCCGGGTCGGCGCTTGACCTCATCGATGCGAAGCGCCGGGGTGACTTTCCTGGAGCCGTTACCGCCGCGGCTGGAATGATACCGGGCGCAAGGGGCGTCGCGCGCGGTGTAGCCGAAGAGGCAGGCGCGGGGCTTCGGACCCTGTATCACTACACCAACGAGGAACGTCTAAATGCTATCCTGGAGGCGGGAAAGCTCAATCCTTCGCTGAAAGCCCTGAGACCACGCGATGTCCGGCATGGAAACGGTCAGTACCTGACCGATATCGAGCCGGGTACGATGAGTCCGAAGGAGCTTTCTAAAGCCATTGTACGAAATCGCCACGAAGCGGATAGATTCACTCACTATCTCGAAATCGATCCGGCCGGTCTGACTGTCATTAAAGGCCGGGACGGTGTTTATGTTATCCGAAACGAGGTCCCGTTGGATTTGAACAACAGGATTATCAGCCACGGAAAGGTGCCTTACAAATGAACTATCTCAAGGTGAAGTGGAATCACTCATCCTATTCCGATTCCCTCAACCAGCCGGTGCTTATCTACAGCGAGCTGGATGACGAACGTTACGAGCTTCGCCAGGTTGAAATCTTTCCCGATGGAAGGATGAAGTGCGCCGGTCCTGAAGCCGAGGTAGGACCGGAGGGACTGAGCGAGACGCCATTCCCGTCCTTTGAAAAGATCGCCGCCGATCCCGAATTCGAGCCGGAGGTCATATCAAAGGCGGAGTTCGAAAAGATCTGGGCCAGGGCGAAGGCGTAAATCGATCTTGTGCGGCTGGCCCGTTGGACTTGAACAACAGGATTATCAGCCATGGAAAGGTGCCTTACAAATGGACTATCTCAAGGTGAATTGGGATCACTCGTCCTATTCCTTTTCGCCCAATCGACCAATGCTTATCTATAGCGAGTTGGACGACGAACGTTGGGAGGTTCGCAAGGTCGAAATTTTTCCCGACGGAAGGATGGGGTATGCCGATCCTGAAGTGGAGGTCGGGCGGACGGGCCTGAGCGAGTTGCCATTGCCGTCCTTTGAGAAGATCGCCGCCGATCCCGCGTCAGAGCCGGGGGTCATATCAAAAGCGGAGTTCGAAAAGATTTGGGCCAAGGCGACGGTGTAACTGTGGTCTGTCAGGGCGGGGAGGTCGGTTTGCAGCCGTATACCGCCAATGATCTGGTGACGCGTATCGCAACGTGCTCGGCTTGACCCCGCTTGGCGTTGCCGGAGCTGGATACGAATATCCCGCTTTTCACGCGCATCTGATGATGCTCCGTCGGGAGCAGAAGCTCCAGCACGCGCAGGAGCAATACCGGATGGATGGCGCCGAGGCGGCGCTCGATCTCGCCATATCCGCCGCACGCCACGATATGAAGACGCGACGGCCGAACAACGAGGAGGAAACCAATGTCTGACGAGAGCACACTGGAGAGGGCGGCCGCGCGGATGGCTCGAGCCGAGGCGCTGCTCGACGACGAATTGCTGAACGAGTCCTTTGACGCGCTCGAGAAGAGCTACATCGCCGCCTGGCGGGCCACCACGGTCGACGATACGGCGGGGCGTGAGAAGCTCTTCCTCGCCATCAACATCGTGGGCAAGGTGCGCGATCACCTCGCCGGCGTGGTTGCCAACGGCAAGCTGGCGCGCGCAGAGCTGAAGGAGCTGGCGGAGACGGCTGAGCGGCGGAAGCGGTTCGGGATCATCTAATCTGCACAACTACAGGGAGAGTTGATATCGTTCCCGTTTTGTTCAATTAATGATATCTCCCGTTGTGCGGTCCTAGGAAAGTTGGTCATGGATCAATCTGATGGCTGAACGCGTGGCTTCGATTGCGAGAGCTTGAGAATGTTCGAGATCAGAAACGCGGTCTTGCGTTCGCTCACGGCACTGCTCTCGTTTTGCGTTTTCACCCTCCTCATTTTTGGTCAATCCGGCACCCAAGCGAGCTCGTTCGACAAGGCGCTGTCCTATCGTGCGGCGGATTATTGCCGCAGTGTTTCCGTGCGGCCCATCGCGCTTAGCGACGATCAGGCGGTCCTGTGTCTCGACGGCCGGGTTGAGAAGGAAGCGGACGTATCGCCGGCAAGAAAATTAAAGGAAGGCGGTCTGTTCGTTGTTCGAAGCGCCGGTGGCGACATAGCGTCCGCAGTTGCTCTTGCCAAGGTGCTGCATGAACGACGCGCAGTGGTCGTTGTGTATGACCAGTGTTTGTCGAGCTGCGCCAACTATGTCCTGATCGAGTCCGATCGGAGCTATGTGCTCAAAGGCGCCCTGGTCGCATGGGACTACGAGAGCGGAGATCCCGCGCTTCCATCATGCGCCAAGTTTGCCATGGAAAAGACGCGAGATGGAGAGTACCGCCTGCAGCGCGGCTCCTGCCGTCCGTTGCCGGCCGACGAGGCTCAATGGCGGAAGGTCTTGCTGGCCCAGACCGGGTTTTACGGGGACCGCATGGTCGACCCGCGCTTTGAGCCACCGCCGGACAATCGCTATCTGCGAAAGGTCGTCAAGTCGCTCTATCCCGATACTCATGCTTACCACCATATCGGGTGGACTCTTCACCCCAGATACTTCGCGAGATTGTTCAAGACCAGGATTGTCTACGAGTCCTATCCGGAAGCGCAGGGCGAGGTGGACGACATGGTGGCCCGGCTGCGTCTCGACATGAGAGTGATTTACGATCCGTAGACCGGGCACTCGCTCGACGGCGTGGTGAAACAAATTCGCTTTCTAGCTCATGAGTTTGAATGGCGAGTCGGTTTGATCTGTTGAGAAAGCAACTGGCGAACTGCGTATCCGAAATGCCGTAAAGGTCGTTCTTATCGGGATGTTACTCACCCTTGCGAGCCCGTCAGCCTCGTCGCAAGAGGAGGTCAAAACGAGTATCCTCGAAATCCATGCCGTCAGATCTCCCGAACTGTCGTTGTTCGACCAGCATATCAACCAGAGAATACTGGACAGTCTGTTGCTCAATGCACGCCGACTTCCCGACGTCGCGCCGTGTGATTTGTCCCAGCCCTATTCATCCGTCTATGTCTTTGGCGATTTCGCCCTGACGGTGCGACACTTCGATCCGGCGGTGCATCTGAAATGCCTTCGTGGCGTGGTCCGCTATGTCCTGCACGAAGACATCGCCGAGGTCGACTTTCTTGCAGCTCGCGCTTTCCAGGCCCGGATGCTGCGCCAATATCTCACGCTCGATCCGAAGAACCCTGAACGAGCGGACGACGTCGCGGAGCGCAAGGCGCTTCTGTCGATCTATCGAAAGCATTCGCCGCTCCATCAGCTGCATTCGGTTGATGCGAACGCAATATCGATGCTCCCTTTCGATGAATTCTCTCTTTGGCTCGAGCGCAGTCGCAAGGCCGGTAGATTTACCTTCCACGGTCCAAGTGGGCTGCTGGAAATGCTTGATCTGCCCGTGCCCGATCCGATGGTCTTGCAGCCGATCGGCTTGCCGGAATCGCCTCGGATGCCTGCCGGTGTCCTGACCTTTGATGGCGAGGCTGTCGGGATTGCCGCGCTGATCGCGTTGTTTTTGGGACATGACGAGACGTTTTCCATCGATCAAAAGGCGAGGCGGCGATTTGCCTGTAACCAAAATGGCCCATCGAATCTGGGGGACGGATACGATGCTGTCGCGCGCGGGTTGTGTCGTACCTACGACCATTTTGGTGATGTCTGGTTCACGATGCCGCTCAGAAAGGCCTGCGCCTTACTCTGAGTTTTGCCGGCAAGTGTTGGAGCTGAGCCGTGATGGCGACGTCGCGACCGTCGTACGCTTCAGCCCGGAGGGCTCGAAAGGCCTGTACGTCTTGCTGCCGCCAGTTTGCAAGGCGCCCGACTGATCTTCCAACGAGAATGGATTGTTAGCTTTCGGCGGAGCAAGCTTCGCATTTCGATTTCTCGACGTTCCATACGTCGATGCCGCCCCTGCGTTGATAGCGCAGGTTCCCGGCAGCTAAGGCTCGCCATATCGAACCGGAAGTCACTTCCGCGCCATCGGATCGGCGAGATCGCAACGTTGCAACCAGAAACATCTGTGCCTTTGCATGCGGCCGTGCAGGGAATTCCTGCGCTTCACGCGACGCAATCGGCCTTCATCGGGAAACCCAGATGACCCTACCCACTTCGACTTTCGTCACCTACTCCGCGGTGGGCAACCGCGAAGACCTCAGCGACATGATCTACCGCATCGATCCCGTCGACACGCCGTTCATGAGCGGCGTCGACAAGGAGAAGGCGACTGCCGTCAACCACGAATGGCAGACGCAGGCTCTCGCCAGCGCAAATGCCGGCAACGCACAGCTCGAAGGAGACGATCCCAATACCGATACGACGACGCCGACCGTTCGCCTCGGCAATCTCTGCCAGATCTCCTACAAGGTCGCGCGCGTCTCGGGCACGCAGCAGGCTGTGGATCACGCCGGCCGCGACAACGAGCTGGCGTATCAGGAGATGCTGAAGGGTCTCGAGCTCAAGCGCGACCTGGAAACCATCCTGTGCGGGACCAACCAGGCCAAGGTGACGGGCAATACCACCACGCCGCGCAAGACCGCGTCCGTGCTGTCGTGGATCGTGTCGAACACGTCCATGGGATCCGCGGGATCGCCGGCCAATCCGGCGGCGGCAGACGGGACCGGGAGCCGTACCGACGCGTCGGCTCAGATTGCCTTCACCGAGGTGCGTCTGAAGACTGTGCTGTCCTCGATCTGGACCAATGGCGGCAAGCCCGGCACCATCATGACCGGCGCCTTCAACAAGCAGGTGTTCTCGACCTTCACCGGCCGATCCACCGCGATCGAGGAGTCCAAGTCGAAGAAGATCGTGGCGTCGGTCGACGCCTACGAGTCCGATTTCGGCAAGCTCAAGGTGGTCGCCAACCGGTTTCAGCGCCCGCGCGACGTCCTGGTGCTCGAGCTCGACAAATGGGCGGTCGCCTATCTCAACGGCCGCAACATGATCTCGATCCCGCTCGCCAAGACCGGCGACTCCGATCGCCGGCAGATCCTGGCCGAATACGCGCTCGTGGCCCGCAATGAGAAGGCCTCCGGCGGCGTGTTCGACAACACCACTTCCTGAGCGCTCAGGATCATTCGTTCCAACCAGTCCATCCCTCGGGGCAGCCTTCGGGCTGCCCCTTTTCCTTTGGAGAGCCAAGATGCCGCTTCCCGGCAATCGCACCCTCAATACGGCCGATCTCACCGCCTACACGCCGTCCTGCGGCGCGAGCCCCGTCGCTGCCTATGTCCGCGTTCCCTTTCGCTGCCGCGTGCTGAAGGTCGCCGGGATCCTGGGCGGTGCGATCACGACCGCCGACGGCACCATCACCGTCGCGGCCAACGCGACCACGCTGGCGACGTTCGCCGTGACGCAAGCGGGGTCCGCCGCGGGCCAGCTGTTCTCGGTCGTGCCGCCGTCACCGACCTATCTGAACGAGGACGACGTGATCGTGCTGACGCCCTCGGGCGCCTCCGGCGCGACGATCCCGATGCATTTCTCCATCTCCGTGAGGGCCGCCTGACATGCCGTTCTTCTCCAAGCAAAACTCATCGCGCGTCGGCCCGACCCAGACAGTCGCCTATGACAGCAGCGTCGGCGCCACCAACGCCTTCGGACCGGAGACCTACCAGCTCCGCCTGGTCGCGAATTCCGGCTGCTGTTACCGGATCGGCGATGGCGCACAGACAGCGACGGTCTCCGACCCTTATCTGCCGGCCAACGTCGTCGAATACGTGACGGTGAGCCCCGGTCAGCGTATCGCCGCGCTCAAGGCCGCGACCAACGGCCTGGTCACTGCGACCGCTGGCACGCTGTGGGTCACGGAGATGTCGTGATGGACGGCGTCCTGATCAGACCTCATTTCGACAGCAACGGCCGCGAGCTCGCGATCGAGCATGTCCAGGACGTAGCGCCGATCCTGGATTGGAACAGGCAGGCGCGTCGTGAAGAGCAGCACGGCGACTGGGGGCGGCACGTCGCCCGCATCCCCAATGTCGTCTACGTCCAGTGGCTCAACGAGGAGCATGCGAGGGGTAATACCTCGCTGCGGCTATTCACGCCCGAATTCGACGCGATCGTGCAGAAGAAGCTCGACGATCCCGAATGGGCCTACTTGCGAACCGACAGGCCGAAGCTGCAAGCCGGCTGGTCAGCGGAGCTCACGTGACCCAGATAACCGATTACACGTCACTGCAGACAGCGGTGACCGAATATCTCGCGCGCGACCAGGACACGACGCTGATCGCGCGGATCCCGACCTTCGTCCAACTCGCGGAAGCCAAGTTCAACCGGCAGCTCTTCGTGCGGCAGATGGAGCAACGTGCGACCGCGCTGGTGGATATTGGTTCGAGCGAGCCCGAGTTCGTCTCGCTGCCGTCGGACTTTCAGTCTATGCGCCGGGTTCGGCTGTCGAGCGTGACAGGCAAGCCGTGCCTCGAGTTCAAATCGGGCACGCAGATGGACGAATATCGCTTCGCGATGTCGGACGTCGCCGCACGGCCACGCTATTTCACCGTGTTCGGCAACGAGCTCGAGCTCGCGCCGAGCCCTGACGCCGCCTACACCATCGAGATGGTCTACCGGCAGGCCATTCCGGCTCTGGCCGCGAGCGGCAACAATTGGCTGCTGACCATGGCTCCCGACCTCTATCTCTATGCAGCCCTGCTGGAGTCTGCGCCGTACATCAAGGAAGACGGGCGCATCCAGACCTGGGGACTCGGATTTACCTCGGCACTGGCGGACCTCAACAATCTCGGACTGACTTCGACCTTCAATGCGGGCCCGATGACGGTGCGCGTATCGGGTCAAGTCATCTAGGAGGCGACAATGGCAAGCTTCAACAAGTTCTATTGCTTCGTGCAGGACGTGGCCAACGCGCTGCACGACATGAAGACCGGTACAGCTCAGGTCTACAAGGTCTATCTCACCAACACTGCGCCCGTCGCCGCCAACACGGTCTACAATGCGCCGGCGGATCTTGCAGCCGGCAACGGCTACACTGCGGGCGGCAACAGCGTCGGCACCATCACCGGTGCGCAAACGACCGGCACGTTCAAGTTCGTTGGCGGGACCGATCCGGCCTGGACGGCTTCGGGCGGCTCGATCGGGCCGTTTCAATATGCGGTGCTCTACAATTCGACGTCGGCCACCAAGCCGCTGATTGGCTGGTGGGACTATGGCACAGCCATCACGCTGACGAACGGCAACACCTTCACCATCGATCTCGACCAGACCAACGGCATCTTGACGATCACCTGACATGGCCGCTTTTCTCAACAATTGCCGATTCATTCCGTCGGCCGGCGGCACGACGGACTGGGTCTATTCATCGACGGTTGGCGGCTGCCAGTCGCCGGCGCTCGCCGGAGCGGTCGACGGTCGCAAGTACAAGTTCATCGCCATCAGCAGCGATCTGACGCAGTGGGAAATCGCGGAAGGGGCTTACACGGCCGCGAGTGGAACGTTTGCGCGGACGAGCGTGCTTTGCAATTCGTCGGGCTCAGGCGCAGCTGCAGGGCAATCGGGCGCGGGCTCGAGGATCAGCTTCGCCGCCGCGCCGAACGTCGCCATCGTCGGCGTCAAGGAAGATTTGATTTCGATCGAGGAGCCCAACGGCTTTACGGCGAGTCAGATGGCGCAAGCCCGAGCCAATATCGGGGTGACGAAAAAGAACTATATCGTCAACGGCGGGATGCAGGTTTCGCAGGAGAACGGTACGACGGCGAGTACGGCGTTGGGCTACTACCCGGTCGATCAGTGGCGCCACGAATTCGCCAACGCTGGGGTCGTCAGTGCAGCGCAAGTCGTGAGCTCGACACCGGGTGGATCGCCTCACCGTATCCGTTTGACTGTAACGACCGCAGATACTTCGGTTGCGAGCATGGACTATTCCGTCATCTCACAAAGGATCGAGGGAAATCGTGTCGCCGATCTGAGATTCGGCAATGCCGCGGCGAAGACGGTCACGGTGCAGTTCGGCGTCAAGGCGCCCGCCGGGACTTATTGCGTTGCGATCCGAAACGGCGCTCCCAGTCGTATCATTGTCGGCGAGTACACAATCGCCGCCGGCGAAGCAAATACTGACGTGGTCCGGAGCATAAGCTTCCCGGGCGATACGACCGGGACCTGGGCGTTCGACCATACCATTGGT